GGAAGAGGCGTCACCGCGATTGGACCACGAGGAAGCCCGACGTTAAACAAGATTTGGACTGGTGGCGACAGGTCATAAATTTGGCTCGCAAGGCCAAGGGTGATCCGGCTTTAACTCGGACGTTGATCACGGAATATGTAAATCGATACCCCAAGGGAAAAATTTAATCTCAAGAGACGAAATCCCCCTCACGGGGGTTTTTGTTTTTGGGGGCGGAGGAGCGCCGTAAGACCCCAAACAACGCTCCTCCGCGTGGCATCGGAGACTCTAGGGGAGAGGATGAGTCATCGACGATGTTACAGATATTGTGTCATAACTTGGACCCCCTCAACACAGGACTAAAGGGGGGTGTATGATTCATACAACCCCAAGCAAGGAGAGGCGCAATGAGCGAAAATATTAATGACTACGATGATGACGGTGAAACAGTAGTAAGAGACATGCTGCGTTTCACAGTTAAAGATGACGCGGAAGCGTCATGGGCCATGAGAAAACTCCTCAACATAAAATCGAAAATGTTGGAAAACGAGGAGATGGCAAAAGCCGAGCGAGCAAGAATTGACAATTGGTTGGTTCGAGTTAACGGCAGATTTGAAACAGAGGTTTCATATTTCGAGGCCATACTCACGCAATATGCTCGGACGCAAAGACAAAATGAAGGTCGTAAAACCATTGATACTCCTTACGGAACTGTCAAGTCGCGAGCAACACACTCAAAATTCAAGGTAGAGAACGTAGAAGAATTTCTACAGTGGGCTAGTATCAACGCCCCAGAACTGGTCAACATCAAAACAAGCCCGAACCTTGCGGCTTTGAAAGATTTTGCCAGCATAGAAGAAACACAAACCCTCGGATCAGTAGCCATGACAATTGATGGGGAAATTATTCCCGGTGTCATTGTGGATCCGGCTGACATCAATTTCACTGTGGAGGTGGCATCATGAGTTTGACTCAAGAACAAGTAAAAGAATTACTCAAGCCAATTGACCCTGCCCGGGTAAGTAAGGACGGGAAAGGCTTTTCGCACGTTGAAGCGTGGGATATCCGCCGGACCATGAATCAGATTTTTGGGTTCGGTAACTGGTCGTCTGATGTTCATCGCATGGAACTCGTTGCTGAGCGCGAGGTTCAAAGCAAAGATGGAAAGACACGATGGAACGTGATTTATCGTGCTCAATGCTCTTTGCGTATTGGCGAGATATTTGGCGACACTTCCTCGTATACGGAGTGGGCGGCTGGAGATGCCACCAACCCAACTCTTGCCGATGCTCATGATCAGGCAATTAAGACAGCCGAATCACAGGCGTTCAAGCGTTGCGCTGTGAACCTTGGCGATCAATTTGGTTTATCTCTGTACAAGAACGGATCGACTGTTGCATCGGTTGGCGAGATTGTTGGTCAGGAACATGAGCATGCTGCCAATGTAGCCACTTGGGTTACGGATTTGCTGAACGCTGAAACCGAAGAGGCTTTGGCTGAGGTGGTGTCCCAGATCCGTGGTGCAGATATTTCCTCGCGTGATCGCGCAATCTTGACGCAAGGATACAAGAGGGCTCAAGCACGAGTTAATCCTTCATGAGCGTGAGAGTGATGTCTCAAGTCTGGGATATCGATTTGCCTACGAGCGAGAAAATGGTTCTTCTCGTCATTGCTGATCACGCTGATGATGAGGGCACAAATTCGTGGCCGAGCATGGCAACCATCGCTCGTAAGGCAAGTATCTCTTCGCGTCAGGCTCAACGATTGATTAAGTCGCTGTCTGATGCCGGTCTGTTATCTGTCGAGGATCAGGCGGGAGGTCATCGTGAAATGCGTGATGATCGTCGTCCCAATCGTTACACAGTCACTTTGAGCGGGGCGACACGGACGACATCCCGTAAGGTAGAACGGGGTGACAAGGAACCCGCACGGGGTGTCACCCATGACGTCGACGGGGTGTCACCCATGTCACCCAAACCATCCTTAGAACCATCCTTAATAGAACCACCCATTAATATTGATCATCGGCGGGCTCTCGGTGCCTATTTTGAAATCTTCTGGCAGACCTACCCGCGCAAGGTTGGGAAGGCTGCAGCCGAGAAGGCATTCAAAAAGATTATTCAAACCGTGGACCCGTCTGTCATTCTTGATGGCGCTTTGCGTTATGCGATGGATCCAAATCGAGATGACGAATTCACGGCTCATCCGACAACTTGGTTGAACGCTGGCCGCTGGGAAGATGAACCAATGCCAATGCGGGGGCGTCAATCGGGCACTAGAGCCTATTTGGAGGCTTCTAAGGCTCTTTCATCACCGTTCGGGTATCTGGAACTGGAGTCACCCAATGAACCCTTCTGAGGCCGCTGAATTGCTCGCTGTTGCTTCTGCGTTAGATCCACGACTACGACCCCCATCGGTGGAAGATGCACGCGCCCGGGCCACGTTGTGGTCACAAACGCTCGACACGGACATGCCAGTGTCAGTAGCCGGAAAACTGGTCACTTGGCACTACAAGGAATCTACTGATGGGGTGATGCCTGCTCACATCAATAGACTCTGGAGGCAACACAGACGAAATGAGTCTGAGGCAAACAGGGCAGCCATCGAACAAAAACAGGCCAGTGACGTTGCGGCCCTGAGCGTGCCGATGCCTCCCGAAGTGAAAGAGAAACTAATGAAGACACTTAAAACGACCAGAACACCATGAGCACAGCAGCGCGAGAACGGATCATCGAAAGAGCAAACGGTGCCTGCGAACTGTGCTACGGACCGCTAACAATCATGAGTTTGCATCACAGGCGACCACGAGGAATGGGAGGAACAAAATCACCGTGGATCCATGACCCCGAAAATCTGTTGGCCTTGTGCGGAACAGGGACCAGTGGCTGTCACGGGAAAGTAGAATCATTCCGGGACATGGCTTACCGTTACGGCTGGCTTGTACGTTACGGAACTATCCCTCACGGCATCATTTTTGCGGATCTTCACGGAAAATGGTGGCTGCTGCATGAAGAACAAAAAATGGAAGTAATTTTACCGTTCGAATATCTTAACCCAAGTTCAATCAATCCACACCCGAGTGTAGGATTAACTACCACCCCACGAGAGGAAAACAATGAGCACGCCTACTGAAATGTTGAAAGCCCCTGAATATCCTGAACTGGTCGACATTAAAACGTTAACAGACATGATCAGGAATCATCAACGAGCCATCGAAGAAATATCACAGACACGAAAAGTAAACATCTTGTCGCTGCGGCGCAAAAGAATTACTTACAGGGAAATCGCTGCAGCAATGGGAGTGACCGAACAATCCGTGTACAAGATTCTTCGCGACACAATCAAGGCACAAAAATCGTTGTGAAACTTGAACTGACGGTGATGGGCGACCCAAAACCACAAGGATCTAAAAGAGGTTTCGTCACAAAAACGGGGAAAGTTGCTTTAGTTGAAATGGCAGGCAATCCCCTGAAATTGTGGCGTGAATCGATAGCATTGATAGCACAAGCCGAAGCGAAGAAACAAAACTGGGAAGTGACAGATCAACCTGTTTCGATGGAAATAATCTTTTACATGAAGAAACCACAAAAACCTAAATTTTCGCTCCCGGCGGTACGCCCCGACATAGACAAACTGTTACGGGCACTACTCGACGGACTAACGCAAGCCAAAACCGTGTATTTGGATGACTCACAAGTATGTATCTTGCAGGCCAGCAAAATGTATGGCGAGCCCCGCGTGGAGATAAAACTATGGACGACCCTTTAATACCCTGCCAACGATGTGGACTAGATGGGGGGAAAGCATTCAACGGTTGGGCTTTAATTTGCCAACCCTGCCAAGACAAAGACCTCAATGAACTATTTGATGACAGGGGGGAATCGTGAACGCAATATTGGAAACAGCCCTAGACAGGGACAGGGAAGAACTCACCATCATGCGGATCACACACAGGACAGGGTCACAAGCCCACAGGCTCCCATCGTTTAGTGTCGCTGACTACATGATCACAGGTGAAAACACAGTCAAATCTTTCGTGGAACTCAAAATCAGGAAAGAAACAGAAGAACAAGTGCGCTCCTACGGTGGCATCATGTTCAAACACAAAAAACTCCAAGCACTCCAACAACTCAGCGCACTCACAAACACACCCGTCATCATCGTGTTTGCTTTCGAAAACGGAACAGGAACTATTCGAGGTGCAGCCGCGTCTAAGATCCCGAACTACACACCCGAAACACCACCACGTCGACGCAACTATCGTGGACTCCCAACAGATGAAGAGCCAGTAATTTACCTTGACTGGGAAAAAGATTTGCCTTACAGATGGTAGAATAAACCGATGTCAAATTATTGGACCAAACGATCTTTTGCGGAACTTTCAACCGAACCGATAGATCTTTCAAGGCGCGGCTTGGTTTATCAAGCATCGGTGGACAGGACTCTTGGGAACGGGGCTAGTGCTTCCGCTCAAATGCAGACGGGTTCAGTAAGTACAGTTGTATATCTTCGTGAGGGAACGGCAACACTTGATTCTATCGCGTTTAAGTTATTTGAGGTTTCTGCAACGAGTGGCGTTTCAGGTTCAGCGCATGGTCAAAACTTGAATCGTCTGGTAACGAATAGTGCTTCAATTAGTCAGGCAGTTTTTTCGGCTTCTGTGACTGGAGCAAGTGTTACTAATTTATTGGCTTATGACATTATTCCCGGCGGGAACAAATCTGGTGGGACTTCTATTTGTAATAAAGTTCGGACGTTACAACCGGATACTAAATATCTTTTTGAGTTTAAGAATCTGGGGAACGCAACTACTTTGGTTCACGCGACCCTAATCTTCTCTGAAGGAGAACCAGACACTTACAACATCATCACGCAAGTGGAAAACTAGACCCCCGTAAGGTAAACTAATCGCATGATCCCAAACCATGCACAAGCACTAGAACGCCTAGCCGAACTCTCACGAATGCTCGACAAAGCAACAGAAGAAGTCGCCTTCATTGACGAGCAAGCCGTACACGCTAAACAATCCTACGAAGTTGCCTACGCCAGAGCCTTCCTCGACTCCATCGGAAGCATGGACCTACGCAAACAAATAGCCATATACGAAACACAAACCGAAAACCTCACAGCAGAACTCGCTGCAGCACAACTCAGGGCCATCAAAGAAAGAATCCGCACACTAGGCACACAAATCGAGGTAGGCAGATCACTCGCCTCAGCACACAAAAACCAGTACCTAGCCGAAACAGCCGGACAATACACTTAAGATAACCCCATGACGACTAAACCCCCCGCTCGTAAACAAGGACGCAACACGCTCCTCACAGACCTACGAAAAGAAACCATTTGCACCATGCTCCAAGCCGGATCCTACGTCGACGACGCCTGCAGGGCAGTAGGAATACACAGATCCACTTTCTACAACTGGATGCAAAGAGGAAACATTCAAAGGGAACGCCAAGGCGCAGGTCTGCCAGTAGAAGAGAACGAAGCCCAATATCTCGACTTTCTCGACACAATAGAAGTTGCTGACGCTGAAGGAATCATCAGTCACCTCATGAATATTGATAATGCTGCCAAGAATGGTGCATGGCAAGCGTCAGCATGGATCCTCGAAAGGAAACAACCTAAAAAGTGGGGACGCTACGACAGAACCGAGATCAGTGGACCTGACGGTGGAGCCATCCAAATCAATGTGACCACGGAAGAACTGGAACGCAAAATCAGTCACATCCTGAAGACCCGTGAAATCGAAGCATGAGACTCGTAGACCAAATACTTGAAGCGTCAAGGGAAGAACGCTACAACATTTACTCGAAACTCAACCCTGACGAAAAAGCATCCCTCAACATGCTTTTGGAGGCGGAACAAAATAATCCGTGGGCACGCTACGAAACCGATCCTGTCGGATTTATTAACGACGGGTTAGGGGAGACTCTTTGGTCGAAGCAAATCGAGATTGCTCACTCGGTGGTCAACAATCAGCGTACCGCTGTAGCAGCGTGCCACGCACCCGGAAAGTCTCACCTGTCAGCCCGTATCGTTTCATGGTGGATCGCCTCCCACGCCCCGGGTACAGCCCTAGCAATCACCATCGCCCCGACACACAGGCAGGTCCGCAACATTATTTGGCCCCACATCCGCAGATGCCATTTCATGGCTAGGTTGCCCGGGGAAGTCCTCACACAAACATGGAAGATCGGCGGGGACGTTGTCGCCTACGGTTTCAGCCCGTCACCTTACGATGAAGCGGCCACACAGGGCATCCACGCACCAAACCTGTTGATCGTGGTGGATGAGGCCGGTGGTATCGGTGAAGTGGTAGGTCAAGCCCTAGAAGCCCTCATGACGGGTGGCAACACCCGGTTGTTACTGCTCGGTAACCCACCGACAGATCACGAGGATTCATGGTTTGAAAGATGCTACGAGTCACCGTTGTACAACACGATCACCATCGGGGCTTATGACACACCAAACTTCACAGGTGAAACAGTCGGTATCTGCAAAACGTGTCCACCACAAGTGGGTCAACACTTGATCACAAAGCACCTTGTTGACGATAGGTGGGTCCAAGACGTCATCACCGAGTTTGGTGCAGATTCACCTTTCGTCGAGGCCCGGGTGTACGCACGATTTCCACGCTCAACAGCCAACAAAGTCATCCCGTTCAGTTGGTGCGAGAAAGCATCAAACAACGAGGAACCAATCATGGGCAACCATATTCGCCTCGGAATCGATATCGCTGCAGATGGCGGCGACGAATTCGTGATAGCAAAAGCCGACGGATACAAAGTAAACATCGTTCACCGCTCCAGTGGTAAAGCCAACGAGAATGCTGTCGATGTCGCTAACGTGTGTTTGCATCACATCAGGGAGGCTGAGGAAACTCACATGGCCCGCGAGTTGACGGAACCTCCACGCATCAAAATCGACACAATTGGTGTCGGTTGGGGTGTCGTGTCGATTCTACAAAAATGGGGTCAGGAAGGAAAACACAGATCCCAAATCGTTCCCGTCAATGTGGCCGAGCGTGCAAAAGATCCCGAGAAGTTCCGCAACATTAGATCCGAATTGTGGTGGAACGGCAGAGGACTTTTGCAGCCCGATCAAGATGGACGCCAAAATCTTGCTCTGGACACTGAACGCAAAGTCATGTCGCAGTTAGCCGGACCAACTTTCAAAGCAGATTCTGCCGGACGCATCCAAATCGAAACCAAAGTCGAAATGAAACGCAGGGGAGTGTCCAGCCCGGATCAGGCTGAAGCCGTACTTCTAGCAATTTATGAGCCACCGGGCAAAAACATTCCCAACGTGTCACCGATTGGATTCAGTCAATCAAACGAATTTAGTAGCATCAATTTCGGTAATAGCCTCGTTTTTTAGGTAGGATCATTTCATGCTACTTACACAAAACAGGGAGATGCGAGCCGATGGGGTATGGAACTTCACACTTCCTGCGTGGGTAGTCGAATTGCCGGATGGCTCACACATGAACGTATGCCCTAATGCTGGGGCTTGCGCTAAATTCTGTTACGCACGAAACGGCACATATTTGTTTCCAAAAGTAAAAGGGAAACACCTCAACAATTTGCTTCTCGTGCGAGATGACCCTGACTGGACAAAAGTCATGGCAACGGAATTGATGCTAAAAAAGTTGCAACCAAAAAATCTTTCTCGCATCATCCCCGGCCTAAATTCTGTTGATCATTTGAATTCTTGGATCCAGCAATGGATCACCTATGGGGGGCAAGCCGTCAGGATCCACGACTCAGGTGACTTTTTCAACCGCGACTATCTGTACGGTTGGATTCGTTTAGCGTTCAAATTCCAAGACATTTTGTTTTACGCTTACACAAAAGAAGTCAAAATGTTGGAGGAAGTGAAACCTGATCTTCCCCCAAATTTTCAAATCGTTTATTCGATGGGTGGAAAGCAAGACATCCTTGTGAACAAAGAAACGATGCGTCACGCCGACGTATTCCCGGACCTTGAATCAATCGAGGCAGCCGGATACATGAGTCAACACGAATCAGACCTGTTAAGCGTCTTACTTCCCACAACACGAGTAGGGATCCCACAAAACAATATTCCGCATTTCAAGAAACGCTTAGATGGGCGAACATTTTCACAGGCACAGAAGGACCGTAAAAAGTCGACGTCATCGCCCTAAGGCGACAGCCATCCTTGACCAAGCCAATGGTGTAGCCCCATCAGGTTGATAGCCTCCCGCACCACCAAACAAAATCGGTGTCGTGGGGAACTTGTCACGAACAGCCTCCATAGCGGACTCCATGCCATCGACCGTGTAATTGATGCTGGACAGTGGATCAGTGTGATGACCGTCAGCGCCACCTGCAATGAAAATGTAGTGAGGATTGAATTCTTCGGCTAGATACAGGAAATCGTTGATTCCTTGTCGTAGAGCCCTGTCACCGTCACCACTGTTGAGGGGCCAGTTGAAGACTTTCTGTTGCAGGTCATCTTTGAGGCCGGTGCCCGGAAAAATCCCGTATTCATGAATGCTGTACGTCAAAACGTTTTTGTTGTCAAACATTAAGGCTTCGGTTCCGTCACCGTGATGAACATCAACATCCAAGATGGCTACGCGCAAACCCATGTCTGTCACTCTTTTCGCTGCAATGGACAGGTCAGCGAAAACACAGAATCCACTTGAGTGATCGTAGGCAGCGTGATGCTTAGCCCCGGGTAGATGCACGGCTGTGAGTGTTTCACCGTTCACAAGCGCGTCGAGTGCTTGGAGGGTGCCACCAACAAACAGGTTCGCAAGATACGCCATGTCAGGACGCTTGCCTGCCCACTCCGAACTGGAATGCAGATTCATTACCTCATTGACATAGTCGGGTGAATGAATTTCTGCGAGCACTGATGCATTCACTGGATGAGGTTCGATGGTTTCGATATCGAGTTTGTGTGTGTTGGCGTGCATCACGATGGATTCGTAGCCTTTAACGAATCGGCGTCCCTGTGTGGGATGTGTAGGGTCGAAGATCCAGTTTGCGTATTCGTCGCTGTGGACGATGATCATGTCTTTCATGTTTAATCTTCTTCCCTTGCGAGTGTCGCGTTTCCAACGGTGTTGCCGTTTACGTCTCTGAGGTGGCGAATTGATCCGACGCCCCACTCGGTGACGTGGTTGGCATATTGGTTGAGGATGCGGGCGACTTCGTTTTGGAGGTTGAGGTCTTGGAAGGCGTCGTTGTTGAGGTCGAGTGTGATGGTGAGTGTTGTCATTTTGGGTCTCCTTCTGTTGAGGTATTGAATGAATTGTATCAAACCGGGGTTAAGGATGATGCATGGGGGTCATGCTGCAAGGCGGCGAAGATCCGCTTTCGTAATGTAGCCATCCCGAAGCCAACGACTCACCCTCGCAAGGGATTCCTCACGATGCACTTTCTTCTGCGCCCTCGCCCGATCAGCACGAGAAGCAGGCACAAACTGTTGCACGGCAGGAATCGCTTTACGCGACGAACGGACACGCTGCTCCTTGAATGCGGCCTTGAGTCGATCCGCTTCATCCTTGCCAAGAATCAAGTTGACGAGGAAAAGGTAGATGCCGACAAATTCCGGCCCATGCTTGACTTCTCGTGGTGCAAGTTCGTGTGCAAGTTCGTGCAGCATGACCCACTCGTTGCGGCAGGCGACGCCCAGTGTGATGCGGCCACCGTAAGATGATCCGCTAGATCTACCAAGTTCGACCCTGACGTTTCGGGTGCCCCATCGTGATCGGATGGCCCGCTTGTCGAGAACCTTGTTGGCGTAAGCCTGCAGTTCGTTGGTGGGAATTGTTTGACCGAATTTATATACGGATTTCTCAGCGTTATATACACGCTGTTTTTGGTTGTCGCGTTGCACTTCTGTCATGGCTCTCCTTAATTTTCGCGGTTGGCATAAGTGGCGTGAAGTTTTTGTAAGTCATCGAGTTTGCGTACCTTGTACCCGGACAGTCGACCGTAATTGTCGAAATCAATAACGATCAAATGATTATTAACTTGCGCTGTGATTGGAAGAATAGGATGGACCATTTTGCGTTGAGCAAATGGCACGTCACCCCAAATACCGATGCGAGCCTCTTTGACTGCCTCGGCTTGAGTTCTGTAGGAATTGTTCATTGGGTTCCTCCTCCGCTTGATAAATCAAGTTTACCATACCCCCCCTGACGTATACACACCGGGGGGTGTGCTACAATTCTGGTAGAGGGAAAAGCAACGGGCTTTTCGAAAGGGGAATCATGAACTTAAAAGAATTAAAATTACTCGTGGCACTCGGCAAATATGACTGGGACAACGCTGGCAGGGAAATCGACGCCAACGTGCTCAAGCAACAAATCGGTGTAGGCAACCTCCTCGCAATCTCGGGCGGACGAATCAAAGCATTCAAGTCCACGGTTTTTCTGCCAGTTGCTCGCGGCTACTACGTCGCCATTTCGTTGACCTACGCCGACGATTACAAAGTAAGTCGGATCTTCGTCAGGGCTGGCAAAGTCTCGGTGAAAGAAACTTTCGAGGGCGTGTTTGCCGAAAATGTTGGTGAGGTTGCGTACCGCGCATCACTGTTTGAAAACGTGGGGGTCGGTGCTTAACACCAAACACCCGTATGGTAAACTGGGGTTATGAAAGGGAGGCAATCATGAAAATCATAATCAACACACGAGAAGAACTCACATTCAACTTTGACGAAGGAACCTACAGCACAGATGGTGGCTGCGAGAAATTCGTTTACACCATCCTCATCAAAAAAGACGGTGGCGCTCAATGTGGCCCGACCGTCACTCGCGCTCAATGGGCACTGATCGAAGACATACAAGCAGCGATCAAAAAATCGGGGATCTAACATGACTCTCAAAAAACTAGCCACCACAGTCGACGAAAGACTTGCCCAACTTTACGATGCACGTTTCGACATTGCGGTAGATCGCAAATATGCCGAGGAAGCAATTCGTCGTGAGGCAGGACAAAAACGCGAATACATCAATTACGCTTATGCATGGATTGGTTCCTTTGAGGATGCCATCGCAACCCTGCAAGCCAACAATGATCAACGGGCAAACAAAGTGCTCGCCCAATACAACCAAATAATCGACAGCCTGCAAACCATCCAAATCGAAACACAAGAATTGACCGCCGTGTACCGCGAATTCCAGTGGACCCGGGCCTTCCTCGTGATCAACAGCAACGGTCACATTCATTCCAGTTTCGATTGCTCGACCTGTTTCCCTACCACTCGCTACGAATGGTTGACGCAATACAGTTCAGATCCCGAAAACGAGATTGTTGCTCTGGCAGGGGAGACCGCTTGCACAGTGTGTTACCCATCAGCCCCGGCAGACATTTTGAATCGCCCCGCAACGATCCAGTCGAAAGCACGATCAGAGCGTGAAGCGGCCAGTTCGGCTAGGGCTGCAGCCAAGGCTGTTCGGGAAGCCAAGAAGAAGGCGTCAGCGCCAACAGCCTCCGGGGAGTTTCTGGTGATTCCGGCTCAATATGGCGGCAGGTCAGAAGTGATCAAAACGGAGCGCACTGCGGTGTCGGCTTGGAATGAGGCTCAGAACAGTCTCGATTGGGATCGTAAAAATGAGCGGACGGATCGTGTCGAGTTGTACGTTGAGATTCAGGTTTTGATTGAGAACGCTTTGGCGGGCAAGCATGGTGTGAGCCCGAGTGAGAAGCGTGTGGAGTTGCAGGGCCGGTACAAGAAGCGCAAGTGACCCATGCTAAACTGGGGTTAAGTTCAAGGAGAGGACGAACATGAAAATCGAAACAAACACAATAATTAAATCCTCATGGGGATACGACCAAACCAACATCGACTTCTACGAAGTCATCAAAGTCAAAAACGGTTGGGCAACAATACAAAAAATCGGCAGTGAATCTACCGAGCAAACCGGATTCTTAGCCGAATACGTCTTGCCAGTACCTGAATTCAAAATCGGTAAACCGTTCAGGAGGAAGATCCACACCTACCCCAGCGGCGACTATGTAGGAATCACT